AACCCGATTACTGATACATCAACACATACATGACAATCTGTTCATGTGGTGCTACAAAATGGCTCATCAAGCAGAACACAGCAAACAACAACTGGAAACCATAGATCGTGTGTTGGCCATGACAATGGGAGAACAAAAGCATTATCTCATCATAGACGACAAGTTGTTCAAAACAATCAGTAATCAGTACTATTTTCGCAAAAATGCCCAAGGAAAGTGGGTTTATCAAACAAAACCCAAAGGTGTTTGGCAAGAAATGGATAAATAGTTACATACGCCAACAGTAGCGAGAATACTGATTTACAGGAGAGCAATTTGACTGACGATACTCAACAAACAGAAACCAAACAAACCTATCAAGTTAAGAACATCAAATACGGCGAAAAAACAGTTCGCGGTAGAGTTGTAGGTCGTTCAAAAACAGTTATCCCAGAAGATGAGTTCTTGAAATTAGCACAATTACATTGTTCATGGCAAGAAATATCAGATTGGTATTCTGTTCCTGTTGGCACATTGCGAGACAATTTCGCTGATCTATACAAAAAGGGCACAACACTAACGAAACAGAAGTTACGTAAAGCACAAATAGATCTAGCACTAAATAAACATGATAGAACCATGTTGATCTTCTTAGGAAAGGTCATATTAGGACAACGTGAAGACACTGTTAACAGTGAAGAATCACAAGTGTTACCATGGTTATCAGATAAAACAGATTAAAGAGTGGGCTATACTATCATTAATGTAGCCATTAATAATTCCTAAGTTCTAATTAGCCCACTCGCCTTATAGATATGAAGTTAACTGACATTCAAAAAACAATTTTAGAAGACAACAGTCGCTTTAAAATAGTAATAGCAGGTCGTAGAGGTGGTAAAAGTTATGCCTCAATAGCCTCATTGGCACAACATGCACGTTACCCCAACACCAAGTGTATGTATGTTGCTCCAAGTTACAGAATGGCCAAACAGATAATTTATGATGACTTATTGATGTTGCTCAAAGAACGCAAATGGCTGAAAAAAGTAAATCAATCAGAATTAACCTTTACATTGGTAAACAATTCAATTATAATGTTGCGTTCTGCAGATAATCCAGATTCAATAAGGGGTGTGGGTTTAGATTATGTGGTGTTAGATGAAGCCGCTGATATACCCAAATTAGAAGACACATGGCAAGCAGTAATACGTCCAACACTTTCTGATCGAGAAGGTTCTGCTATGATTATCAGTTCACCAAAAGGCAAAGGCTATCTGTATTCATTGTATAATGATGCAAAACATCTAGATGATTGGAACAGTTGGCAATACACCACAGAACAAGGTGGATTAGTAAGTGAGGCAGAATTAGCACAAGCACGTAAAGACCTCGATGAGCGAACCTATCGTCAAGAGTATCAAGCAGAATTTGTTGACTATTCAGGTGTTATATATTATGCATTCGGTGATCATTGTATCAAAGAAATGCAATTCGGTAGACCAGATATGACACGTGTACCATTACACATAGGAATTGATTTTAACGTAGATCCGGGATGTGCTGTTATTGGATTCCAACATTCAAAAGGCTTACACATATATGATGAAATAGAAATATGGGGCACTGACACACAAGAAATAACCAGTGAGATACAACGCAGATATCCAAATAGAACAATGTTTGCATATCCGGATGCCTCCGGAGCGGCTCGCAAATCATCAGCAGGAGGAATAACAGATCACATCATATTGAAAAATGCAGGTATGCAATTACGTGTTGGTGCACAAAATCCCAGCGTAAAAGACCGTATTGCCAGTGTAAATTCAGCATGTAAAAGCGTCGATGGTGAAACAAAGTTAACAATAGACCCAAAATGCAAAAAAGTAATCAAAGGATTACGCAATCACACATACAAAGAAGGCACACGTCAACCAGAAAAAGATGGTGCAACAGACTATTCACACTTTAATGACGCATTAGGCTATCTAGTCAATAATCTTTATCCAGTTCGTGTAGACAAGATAAATAGTTATGGAAGGCTAGTACGTAGGTTATAAAGAGTTAGAATATGAGCAACGTTCAGTATATCATAAAAGTAATAGAACCAGATAAAGAATACTTAAAAACCTTTACCAGCGATTTATTGTGTGAATCAAAACGATTAGCACAAGAATACTTGTGGAGTTGTCCAGAAGGAACCAAATACATCTATGTTGCTACAAGGTTAAAGGAGAATTAATGACATTTGCAGATTGGTTTGACGTTCCCCAGACTGGCAATAGGATTGATTTACTTACATGTAAGGGTCGCGAAGAAATAACCATGAAAACCATAAATTGGTGGGAGAGTCAAGGATGGGAAGTAGTGCTGTGGGACAATACTGGTTATTTGCCGGCTATTGGTAGAAATAATATAATTAAAAGTTACAAAGAGTCAGATAGAGATATTTTGATAATGGCAGATGATGATATCACACTATATACGCATCGTTATCTTACAGCAGATTGGTTAAAGGCACCTATTAGAAATGGTGTTTATACACTGAATTCAAATCACAAGATGGGCATACTGAAATACAACAGCACAGGTTGGGATGATGGAAATCATCATTGGCGCGAAACACCAGAAATCAGTCAACTGTATGTAATAGATACAAAAGACATACCTTATCAAGATGAATATTTGCCAGCATTGGAAGATTTGTATTGGGCTAAAGAATGTAATCTTTTAGGAATTAAAACACAGATTCTACATACAGTGTTCCTACGTGAGCAGAGCCAAGATAAAGGTAGCCTATTGTTCTGTAATAGGCAACATCGCAAAGAAGTATATGCTGAAGCAAAAAAAATAAAGGAGAATATATGAAATTACCAGAATATTTAAACAAAGAAAGCACACATGTAACACTAGGTGTTAACACAATGAGTCTGTTAGGACTCAGTCTATTATGGGGTCATATGTTAGAAATGATTTCACTGTGGTTTTTACCATTAACAGTGTTGTCTTTGTTAGCAGGATTCGGCAGTGAAATTAGGAAACGCAATGCCAACTGATTCTTTTGACAAAAAAGCAACAGAAAAGTTCGATAAAAGCACTATTAGGCAAGCAGAGAAATTAATCGATAGTAGCAGTGAATTAAAAGCGGCTAGAAGTCTAAAAGATGGCATGAAACCATTTTATGGACAAACACATGGTGGTAAAGGATCAGCACCACGCACAAACACATTCAGTGATGACTATCAAGACAAATTTGATAGAATATTTAAACAAGGTAAGTATGCCAAAGACAAAAACAAAGACGATTAAAGTTGGATTTGTCAAAGCCACTTACAAATGGTTAACAGGTGCATATCCACAATTAGAACATGTAGAAGACTTTGAAATAAGAACTGTATACAAAGCATTTACAGGTAATTCACAAGAACACATAATAGAAAATATCAAAAGTTGGTGTATGCAAATAGGTGCATTAGATTGTGTCAGCATAACCAGAGAAGAATTTGAGGAAGCACATGGATAATTTAATGGCAATAATTCAAGATGTTGAACCAGCAAACAATTTGAACAGATTCGATGATGTTGAATTAAACATCAAAGAAGTAAGAAAAGAATTTGTTGGTAAACCAGAATTATGCCACCAATTGGTAAAACACATTAACTATTTGCGTAGATCAATCGATGTTGTAGAAAATTGGAATCGCTTTGAATATTTGATAGAACACTTTTTACCAGAAATATTAAAACATTTTGATGTAAGATGGTTATTGAGTATATGTGATACTTATGTGGACCATGGTGATGAATACAGCAGTGCTATAGCAATGAACATTGTGAACATAGTAAATGGCACAAACATTCAAAGTACTATTATGTATACATTACCAGAACCTGTTATGTTAAAAGAAAAAATGACCACAGATGTAAAATATCCAACATGGGGTGGCATGATAACATGTGATATCATAACAGGAGATACCATACACAACATGATGACTCGCAATGACAAAATTATAAAAGGTCATCGCATTCTTAACAAAATATGGTGTGAAATAAAAAACAGAGGCAGACAAGAACACATGATACCCGTCAATCATATTTGTCAAGCACATGTTAATCCAGAATGGAGAACATATTTCAAATGATATTACGCAGTGATATAATCAAATTAGCCAATTGTGATGTAATAGGTATTGAATTAGGTGTAGCAGAAGGATTCTTCAGTTATGAAGCATTAAATAATCAACCCATAAAGCATTGGTACAGTGTTGACATGTGGGCCGGTGATAGAGGACATAATGAATTTCAATATAAAAATGCCTGTAATAAATTAGCACCATTTAAACACAAAAACACAATTATAAAAAACAAATTTGCAAATGTGGTAAATGATTTTGAAGATGAATATTTCGATTTTATTTACATCGATGGTTATGCTCACACAGGTCAAGAAAATGGAGAAACATTAAGAGACTGGTGGCCTAAATTAAAACAAGGTGGTGTATTTGCCGGAGATGATTATCATTCAGATTGGCCATTAACCAAAAAGGTTGTTGATGATTTCTGTGCTACACATAAATTACAATTACAAACACACGAATTTACAAACAAGAATCACTGGAGTAGATATCCCAGTTGGTATGTGATAAAATGAAGAATAAAAAGATAATATTTGGACAAAATCCTCCTTCAACAAAAGAATGGGATGAAGCCAGAGCAGAAACAATGTACAATGATTTTATGCGAGGTTATTTAGAACTAAGCAAAGAAGAAAAAGCAATAGAAAGATTAAGTGATGGTATACTGTATCAACGCTATTGCAAAGCACAAAAATATGGTATGCATTTATACAATCATATGACTAATGGAGGAAGATATCAACCTAATGAAAGCGGTACATAAATACAAAAATTCAAAAAACAAAGAACACATGCGTAGAATGATACAAAGCATGGGTTACAAATTTACCATATGGGATATGCCACATGTGTTAGCACTTATGGAACGTGCAGGCATAACTATATACACAGAAAAACCCAGTGAATTGAGGTCTGATGTCGACACAATTACACTGTAACAAAGCCCTACACATGACGACATATATGTATTCTAACTCCGATAAGTTGTGTGTAGGCACCCGATTTTGATAAATATATATTCATAACGTTATGAAAACATCCGGAGATACTTTTGGCCAGTAAATTCAATTACGAAAATTTTATATCTACAGTTCACCCATTATATCAAAAATACTATGATTCCTGGACTTTGGCAGTAAATTCATTTTATGGAGGAGTTCCATATCGCGATGGTCAATATCTAAAAGCATATGATAATGATTACTCAACACCAAGTGAAACAATCAATACGTATGATGTAGATGATTATGGTAATCAAACAAAAGTATATAAAAGTTCTGTAACCAGAGTAAACAGTAGATCAGAAGCAGAAACAGGCATACAATATGCAAGTAACTTTTATCAAGAGAAGTTACAGAATGTTCCAGTATTTCCATATACTAGGTTATACTGTTCAGAATGGAACGCAATATTGTTTAGAACACCCCCAAGCAGAGTATTACCAGATACACCAGAAGTGCAAGACTTTATTATGAACACAGATGGAGAAGGCAACTCCATTAATGAATTTATGAGCATGGTAGATACATTTACTTCAGTGTTTGGAGTAGTATGGGTAAGTTGTATCAAAACATCCGGATCAGATTATGCAAAATGGAGAATGCACAAACCAACAGATGTATACAATTGGTCATATTCATATAATGCAAATGGTGACTTAACTTTAAATAGAATATTGATTAGAATAGCACAAGAACCAACATATGAAATATTCCATTATATAACAAATGATGAAATACACACAATTTTTATGCCTTTAGGTGAAGATGTCGATGATATGGACATTGAATTACCAATGGGCGCAGAATTCCTCGAGGATGAAGAAGGAAAGGGTTTTTACAGAATTGTCCAACCTAATGAGTTAGGGACAGCCAATATAGTAAGACCCGTATATCAAAGCACTAAAATTCAAAATGGTGTGGGCCACACACCTACCTTTGATATCGCACAAATTCAACGTAGTGTTTACTCGGATATGGGAGAAATTTACTCTGCCGTGTCATATGGGGCACATCCAGTCACTATTGTTGATGAAGAAACACTAAACAGAAATGACAATAGTGTTGGTGCTGAGCCAGGCAGTGTTATTATTACACAAGCCGCACTCAACGGGCAACCTAATTATGTGTTTGAATTTGCAACTCCACCATTAGACAGTATTCAAGAATTAAGAGAATTAATCAATCAAAAGATTGAAAAAATGAACCAAACAGCAATGATTAGAAGTGACGAATTAATCAAAGCAAGTCGAAGTGGTGTTCAAATAGAAATGTATGATTCGAAGTTAGAAGCATTCATACGTAAAAAAGCAACAGCAATGGAACAAGCAGAATATAACTTATGGAAAATATGGTTTGCATGGTTAGATCAAGATATTCCAGAAGATCTAGCAAT